AGAATCCTGTAGCGTTAGTATCTCCATCAACGTATCTGTCAACGTCACCACCTGTGATACCTAAATCAAGAGTTACTGAAGAAGATAATGCTGTGATTACCTCGATTCCAGCTTCCATGATTAATGTTTCTCCAGGGATGTCTAATACTCTAAGAACATCATTTTGTGCTGCTCCAGAGTCACCATTGATTGCTGCTACGTCAATTGTATTTTCAACTAAGTAAGGTGTTCTACCATTAGACGGATGTCCAGTAGTACCACCTGCTGCTGTTAAGTCATATGTAGCCATAGTATTCTATAATCCTCCTAATTAACCTATTGTTATTACGCCTCTTTGGACTGCTTCACTTCTAAGGATTTTTCTTCCAAATACGTGTAGTCCTCTGACAACGTCTGCGAATGAATCAGGGTCTCTGATTAATTCTGTTTTTGCGATATGATTTACAGTCGCAACTCCTGACATATGTCCGTATAAGAACACATGCTCATTTGCTCCAGCAGAGCCAAATGAGTTAGCTGCAACTGATCCACCAGATACAGCAATTGCGTTTGATTGGTACATGTTAAAACCAAATAATGGTCTGTCTGTGACCATACCATTTCTGATTTGTGATGAACCACCATCAGCCATTACTGATTGGTCAGAAAGTTTAGCACCTGCTTTTCTTAATTGTTCAAAGAATTCAGGTGATGAAACTAACCATCTGTTATCTTCTGGCACATCATTTCTGTCCAAGTTCTTTTTAGCAGTTGATACTAAATTTGCTAAAGTATCTACAGCTGCGTCACCATCAATTGGTGATGAATCAGTTCCTGTACCCGTACCATCAGTAGCATTGTCGTATATAAACTTCAATACGTTATAGTCGTAGTTTTTCTTTAATGAATATGCACCTGAAGAGGTTGCAAGAGCTTCAAAGTTAACATGAGATTGTCTTTCTTCAATATCATCTACTTTAAAAGCAAAGTATGAACCTTGATCAACTGTCATAGTTATTTGGTCATCAGCTAATATTTGTGTATCAACTGTTTGACCTCTAGCATAATCTTTGACTGTGATTGTAGGCTCTTTTATTATCTTTACTGTGTCACCAAAGTTTTCAATTTCTCCAGCGTAATCAGTGTTAGTAATATCCTCTACCACTGATGCTCTTCTGAAGAATTTTTGAACTTTCTGACTAAAGATTTGTGGAGTAAAATTACCTTGAGAAAGGTTATTGTATCCACTAGCATTTGTAAAAGCCATATGCTTCTCCTTATTGTTTAGTTAGATTGTTTAACGTTGTTCAATCCTACCTTCTAAACGAGCAAGGTCAATGTCTTTTTCATGTTTCTCAAATTCATGAGGTTTCAATTTAGAAATCTCACTAGTTGTCCAAACTTTCTTTTTAGGAATATCGGACTCAGTACTTTTTCTTGTTTTAGAAATTGCTTTAGCAGCTTCTTTTTTAACATCCTTCTCTTCTTTTTTAGTTAGTTTACTTTGACCACTGTCCATTTTATATAGATCAATAGCCCTAGCAGCTAACTTAGCATTAGATGTATTTTCATACAACCAACCTTGAATAGTTGGATCTTGATTTGCAGCCCATTCATGAAATGAATCTTGCGATCTAATTTCAGTAAAGTCAGGATGCAATTTTAAAAGTTCTACTTCTGCTTTTTCTTTTGCAATTTGTTCTTGCTGGAGTTGAAGATTTTTATATTTATCCTCAAGTTCTGCAGTCTGAGTAGTTGCTTTGTTTATAGCTATGGTTTCAACCATATCATAAACATCAGGGTACTCTTTTCTCCATGCCTCTAATTCTTCTTTTGACTTAGGTGGCACAAATTGTTTAGTACTTGATTCTAATTGAGAACGCAAGGTTCTGACTTCTTCCTTGTGTTTATTAAGTGTAGAATCATAGTGTTTTTTCAAATCGTCATAACGTTTCTTAAAAACACGATCTTCAGCTTTTGCAGGGCGTTCAGCGATAGGAGTAGCCTTTTGATCTTTAGGTTCTGCAGTCTCTTCAGATGCATCGGTGTCCTTCTGCTCGGTTGCTGCTTCTGCTTTGTTTTGTTGTTGTTCCCTTTGAAACTTAGCTAATTCACCTTTAGCAAATGCTTCTACTTCAGCATCATCTTCTCCTCTATCCTTTTTGTAAGGATTTGGATTAGGCATTTTAACTTTAGTTTCTTCAGAAACTTTTTTTTCTTCTTCCATTATTTTTACCTCTTGGGTTGAGTGCCTTATGGATAAGGGTAGCTCTAAACTTGTTCCATATTTTGTGGGCTAGTCATTAAACCTGCAGTTTCTGTAGGTTGACTAGGTGGCACATTTGTTTGTTGTTGTGTTTCCATCTGACCTGATACATCTTCAATAAAAGCAGCAAGTGCTTCATCGTCATTTCCACCATATCTTCTTTTTGCGTAATTAGATACGATAGATACAGGTAAGACTACATTAGGTTCATTACTTCCAAATTGATCCATTACTGGTTTAAATTCAGGTATAATTTTACCTAATGCATTTTTAACAGATGGGGATAAAACAGCTTGTAATGCTGCTTGATCCTCATCGGTTAAACTTTTTGCCCTTTCAGCAAACATTAATTCTGTTTCGCTTGCTTCGGGAAATTGTTCTTTTAAAGTATTTGTTGTTCCAGCTGATGCTGGTGGCGTAGTTTGTTTTGGTGCAGGTGCAGTTTCTCTTTTACCTAAACTAGCTAAGTTAGGTGCTTTTGGAACTGATGGTTTTTGATTCATCATTCCTGTTGTAGATACTTTACCTTGCATATTATCTATTGCCATTTAATATTTCCTCACTTGTAATCCATTCTAAATTATTATATTTACCACTTAAATCACTTAAAAAAGTTTTAACATGTTCTTCAACTAATTTCATATTATGATATTTTGTATATCTTTTATGTAAAGATTTATTAGCAGTCATTGAATATACTAATTCTATTTTATATTTTTTAGCTAATAATAAAAGTTCTTGTATACATAAATTTAATGCTTTATGTGTTACTTTCAATGGTGCAAATTTATCAGCAACAATCCATTCCATTACACCAAAGTTTGAATTTATACATCTATATAAACCTCCAGCACATATAGGTGTGTTATCATTTTCTACTATAATACCTTCAGGAGGTAAACATTGCTTAGGAACAGTACCAAAATCGTATTGTGCCCACCATTTAACTAAATGATTATAATCTTTATCTAAGTTCCAAAGTCTGCTTTTCATTTATTTTATATACATTTTGCTGAGATAAATAATCTGAATGTAACTTCCAATTATCAAAGTAACTATCGCCTTGTTTTACTAATTCTTCTTTTTCATCTATTTCAAAATAGTCAGTAAATAATATATCATTTATAACTATTCTTCTATTTTGTGTGCCTAACGTATATACAACATGCTCATCATTACCTAATGATTTTGCAATGTCACTATCTTCTACTCTAATCCATTTATTATTTTCATTAACCATATGACTACCTGAAACTTTAACTCCTTTATAATCATATAAATTAGTTACTAAAAATTTTGCTGTGGCAAAAACATTTCCACCAACTTTAATATTATCTTTTAATTCTATATCTATAATTTTTTTCTTAGATCCATCAGCCATTGTGATCTCTGTATTAGGTAAAAAACATCCTACTACACCACCAATTACTCCACCAATTACTCCACCTATTGGTCCACCAACTGCTGTTCCTATTGCAGCACCTGCTCCCATACCTCTTGCTTCACTTTCTTTTGCACCTATAAGTTTACCTGCACCATATCCAATAGCACCTGCTGTACCAACCCCACCTAATGTGCTAGTACCAATTGGTGTAGCTGCTACTTGTGTTAACTGTGTAGTAGGCATAAAATTCATAGCCGTTCCCTGACCAGTTCCATATCTTAAATATGCTGTACCTAAATCAAAACCACCTTTAATTAATGTATTTATTCTTTGTGCTTTTAACGCTTTATCTTGCATTGCCATTATTTCACCACGAAAATCTACTGGACTTGATGGTTGTGTAGCTGCTGTAATTTTTGAAACTTTATCTAAAGCTGTTTCTGTAGGTCCTGATGGTGTTACACCAGTAGGTGCTTGAAAAGGTATATTAGTTATTTCACCACCTTTTGTTTTAGTTTCAAATTGACCTGTTGCTTCATTAAATGTTGTAGTATACTGCCCAGGTGTTTCTCTAATAAGTTGTTCTGTTTGTGCTCCAATATTAGTATCACCTGCTAATTTTGTTTCTTGTTTTTTTTCGTACGCTTCAAAATCAATGGTATTAACTTTAGGTGCAGTTGTTTCCATTGCATCTTTATATTCATATGCACCTGTTGCTATATTTCTAACTAGTTGTAATACCATTATTGTTTATTCCGTTTGTTCGCTTCTTCTAGGTTGAGTATTTGCCGCACTAAAGCCAGCTTCCCCTGGCATCGATACATTGCCTGTTCCGATGTTGCCACCTCCAACTCCTGTTGGATCTGTTGGCGAAGCTCCTGTAGGTACTGGGCCAGTCTGTCCCATTTCACTTTGTC